CTTTTGATCTTAGCATCTTTAACTTTGTTTCTACGGAAGTAAGTAGACATTTCACGACCAGTCAACTTCTGTCTACCATATGGACCTAAGGCATTGACTTTGCCGTCTTTGTCTAAAACATTTTTTGATTCCTGAAATAAGTTCATGAGACTCCTACTTCTTCTTATATTTCTTTGACATATACTGTTCGATTTCTTTCTTAGCCTTTTTAAACTCTTTTGAACCATGTTTATGTTTCATCATAGCGTTCATCATATCTATGAAAGTATCATCCATTTCGAACAATGTTTCTTCCTTGACATCTTTTTTCTTTTCAATTTCTTTGATGTCTTTTTTGTTTTTGTCTTTTTCAAGTTCTTCTACTTCTTTAACTTGAAACTTTTTACCTGCAACTACAAACTCTTTGTCACCATTTTTCTTTGCCTGCATTAGGGCAGCTGAGAAGGCATTACCTTCGTCTTTCATGGCTTGACCAATTGCTTTTCTTCTTTTGTGTAGATACTTATCTGAACTGTCTACATCACCATCGTTGTCGATGTCTTTGTCTTTTCTATCGTCAAATTTCTTTGCGGCTGCTTTTGGATTTACTTTGTCGAGATTGCCTTCGAGTATATTCTTAGCGTCTTCAACAAGTTTTTTAGTTAGATCATCAATCATTGTTGTAATTCCCCTTTCTCGAAGTAATCGAATAACTTTTGTTTACCTGTTTGATTTAGTCGTAAGGACTTGGCAAGTCTACCTAACATGTTTTTCTCTGCGAGTTTCTCTACTGATTTCTCTACAGGTTCTTCGACTAGTTCGTTGATCTGTTGATCAATTTTTGCAAGTTCTTCTTGCAGTTCTAATCTTCGTGCCTGTAATGATTCTACTGTAACTGTTTCTTCACTTGATTCTGCTTTCTCAGCATCATCCATGTCGTTAAGTAGTTGACCGATCTCTTCAATTAAAGAGTCTTCTTCAGTCTGAGTTTCTTCTACAATCTCTTCCACGGTCTCGTTTTTTGATTCAACGAGTTCACCACGGACTCTTGCTAGACTTTCTTTCCAAGTTTCTTGTTGCTTACTCATAATAGTTATTTATATTTCTTTAAACCTTACTACCAACTTTCCATACCCTTTTATTACTCTATGATATGTGTTTCTTGTAATAAGATACTCTTTTCCTTCTTTTAATTCTTCTGGTAACTGGTCGTCCATCTGTAATTTCCAACCACTTGCCTTCAAAACACTTAATTTGCGAGTCTTCTTGTCTCGATGCCAGACTAGTTCGTCTTCATTGACATCTTCAGAAAACTCACGAATGGTATAAACTTCGTCTGTACCATGTTGTATCTGTATAGATTCTTTATACGGTTTTGTCATTTACCCGACACTAAAACAATTTTACAAATATGTTCTAATCTTTCGATATGTTCAAATGCCTGCCAAGGAGTTTCTGCAATCGCAACTACACCATGACCATCAATACCTACTATATCATATTTAGTAGCGCCAGAGATATCATCTAGACCCATAGCCCTATGTGTTGCATCTGCTAACTCTTGACTAATTGGTGCGACTTCATGAACATTTGGCCCGACCTGTGTATATCGACCCAATTCAGGAAACTTTTCAGTAAGTGAAGCAAGTTCTATACCACGATGCATAGCAGCCACAGTATATGTTGGATGTAAATGCATTACGATTCTTGTCTTTACTGGTAATCGTTTCAGTAAACCATAGTGTAATGGTTTTTCACCTGAAGATTTGAGACCTACGCTTTCATCTGTATATTCCATTTCAAGGTTTGATACGATATCAACCTTTTTGAAATGTGTATATTGTAGATTTTGTTTACGAACACCTGATGGTGTAATGTAGTAATGTCCATCTTTAGAATGTCTTAAAGATGCATTACCATCACGAGTTGATATCAGTCCCTTATCATAAGCATGACTCATGACTGAACAAATTGTTTCTAACATTATATAATTCCTTGACACCAGTTTTCAGCAAGATCATCTGCATACGCCTCTGAATGTTCGTAAACAGTTCTTGTTTCAACTAGTTCATTCCCCTTATATAGTTCTACTAGAAAACCTTTTTCGGTTAGGGCTACGATAGCCGAGCGGTCGTTGTTGTCGCCCACATATTCACTAATAAAGTGCATTTTTTTCTCCTCATTACCAAAAGAATGACCCACCACCTGACAGACCTAACTGTTTCGCATAGTAGGGCAATCTACAACTCCAATACGATGCCTTTGTTTTATCATTGGCTGTATCACAATTGTGTCTGGCGACATATGACTTTCTAGCACCTGCATCATCGAATTTTACACTTAGTCCTGTTGTGTCACCAAATGTAACTTTCTTAGTCTTATCGCCATCTTTTACATAAACATAGAACTTCTTAGGCCCACCTCTTTTTGGTTTATTCAGTGGTTTATCTTCCTCTTCTTTGATCTCTTGCATTGGACAATCAAGAGGTACGAGTTCACCTTCGTAAACTTCATATTCACCTAGATCGGTTTCTAATATGTTTTTGTCGATTTCTGTTAATCTGTATTTCTGTTCTGATACTTGTTTTCTGAATTCTTTGATGACTTCAAAATACATCATAGACCCTAATCTAAATGGATTATCCAAGATATTAGTATTTGTTTCTTGTAAATCTTCTAAGACTTGATCTATTGAAATCTCTTTAAATGTTTTCATGAGTTCTTTGCTCTTTGCATTTGTGCTCGTGTTGGTGCACCTTTATCTCCAACTTTTCTCATCTTTTCACCAGAGCCTTGTTTTATTCTTTGTCTCTTCTTATGTATGTTTGCCCACAAACTCTCGTTTTTCTCTTTGGTCTTTTCTTTCATCTTATTGATGTACTTTCTATAGACAGCTGCCTCTGATCTTTTACCCATAACTTTTGCTCTTTGTTCCATAGCAATAGCGGCTTGTATTTTGTGAGCGTGTGATTTACCAGAGTTCTCTATCTTTTTGACACTTGCTTCGGCAGTTGCAACATCTTTAAATCCTAGACCGTGTATAGTGCCTTTTGGATTTTCATCTGTATAAAGATCGGAATGTTTTTTAGAATTAGCAGGCTGTCCCTTCTTTCTAGGGATTCTAGGATTATCCTCTTCTGTAAATTCTAAAAAGGTTTTCATTAACCGCCTCTAACTTTTGCAGCTAAATCTTTATCTGCGCCACCCCATGTGCCTTTTGACTTTGTTACAAAGCTGTTCACTCTGGCATGTCCCCATTGGGTTGGGTTTGTGCCAGGTCTATGACCTGTTCTCCAAGCGGCAACACCTCTTTTGAATACTTGTTTCAAAATACCAAGAGGCATACCTGTCTTTTCTGCTTTCTTCTTTAGCGATGCATCTGCATCACCTTCTTCTAGGTCTTCTTCTGTTAGTTCTGCAATTGCTTCTTCTGTTACAACTTCTTTGACCATAAACTCTTCATTATATGGAAAACCTTTGAGTGGATTACCAAACACTTGACCGAAATGTTTCTTAGAATTTTCTTTCTTAACTTTAGAGTCTTTCTTCATGAACTGATCTACTTGTTGACCAGGTGTTTGCAACTCTAAGTTCTTTCTGGCCTCGTCTGTACCATATTCATAAACTTTGGATTCTTTTTTCATTTTTTCTCCTTTGCATCAAGATAAGCTGCGATGGCCATATCTCTAATCTTTTTATCTGACTTACCCTTAAACTGAGGCGCATCTGACTTTCTAAAATCATCAATATAATCACCTGCATCTGCATCTTTGCCAAGTTTCTCACTCATTACAAGTGTAGATAATTGATTGATAACTGTTTGTAGTGTTACAGGTGGCATTGCCAATAACATCTGTAACTGATCTTTTGTTAGACCTTTGATCTTACTTAATTTCTGTTTAAGTTTCTTGTTCTCTTCTATCTCTTCGTACTTAGGCGATTTCTTTTTAGTACCATCTGCTCTTGGTATCAGACCTTTTGCTTTCAGATGTGCCTTGTCTGTAAATCCTGCCTTGCCTGCTTTATATCTCTTCATCGCATCGGCAGTATCAGGTGCCTTCTCTTCTAAATCCATTTTTAAGAACAGTCTATTTTTTTGTTGTTTCTTGTCTGTTGCTTTTGCACCAATCATTGCACCAAATCTATTGATATATGCTAGACCTTTTTCTGGATTACTTTGATACATTTTACCTGCTTCTTTCTTGAACTTATTTGTCATAGCATTTAAAATGTCACCAAAGTTTGCAACGAGTTTACCCTCATCTAACTCTGGTATATTTAAGTCTTCGATGTCAGGTAGATTATCTTCTTCATTCAAAGGGTCTTCTAAAACATCTTCTAGAGCAAATCTTGCCTTCTGTAATAATTTTTGTGCTTCATTTGTTCCTTTTGCACCTCTCATACGAATGAGTTTGTCTTCGAGTTGATCAATCATCTTAACTCTTTTCTCAATGTATGATCTATCTGAACCCTTGAGTTCTTCACCAAACATTTGTTGATATTTCTTAGTGTGTTTAGAGACTTTAGTTTTCTTAGGTTTGCCGTCTTTGTCTAGATCGCCTGGTGCATATTTGTATGCATTAGGATTATCATCATCCATTTTTGCACCTTTCTTAAAGTGTGCATCTCTAGCGTCTTTTTTCTTTTTATCCACGCCTGAATAGTACTTCTTAGGTTGAGTACCTTTCTTATCATCGACATCTTTATCTTGAGCGACTCTTCTAATCTTTTCTCTAAGTTCTGATAATCTATCCATGTTACTATTTATGTTGCTTTCTTCTTTAGCAACTCGGTTTCTCTCCATGTTTGGGCTTTAGTATTGCCAGGAAATTGTGATGTCCAAGTCAACATCTTAGAATATAGTTTACCTGCCTTTTTCTTTAATGCTTGAAAAGTATCATCGTTTCTAATCTCTACAAAATCTTTTTTAAATGTTCTCTTAAACTCTGCCATATTTTTCTGTACATTGTGCCAATCGTTTGATACTATATCGTCTCGAAGTTTTCTTGGTCTTGCTCTATTTCTTTCTAATGCAGTCTCTAATGATGTGTTTACGAATATCATTTTATATTCATAACCTAACTTATCTAACATTTCTTTATACTGAATAATCTTTTTCTTGTTTGCGGCTGTAGTATCAAAGATCATACCTAGACGACCATTGATATATCCTTCCATGCCTTTTGCAGTTATATCTTTTGCTTTCTTTCGAATGTGAGCATACTCATCATCTGATTTACCTCTCAAGTCTAATGATAATCCTGCTTTCTTGAGACCGATCTCAAATGCCCTATCTGTATTGACCATTTTCAGACCAAGATTTTTGAGTGCAAGTTCATCTACAACTGTAGATTTACCAGAACCTGGACCACCCATTAAGAATACTGCTTTGAAAATACCTGGATCATATACACCTTCTGTAATAAGGTCTTGTATCATATAATCAGGTAGCCTCTCTTCTACAATACCCATACCTTTTCTGATATCGTTGTATAATGACTCTGCATCTCTGGCGTTTCTTGATGGTACGCCTTGTTTGAACGAATCAAAGTCACCTTTCTCTGCAAAGGCTCTCATCTTTGATGCACTCATACCTGTGACATCGTCTGCATCTGGATCACGCTCACCTGCTGATAAGATATTGATCTCTTCGAACTTGTAGAAACCATGTCTTGCTTTGACACCATTGTATTTCTTGAGCAAGTTCTCGAACTCTTTTACTCTATCTGAACCTACGACCATATTTACATGAGTATAGTTTCTTTTATGTAATTCGTTAGCGATCTCGAATACAGTTCTTACATTTGCATCGACTACGATCTTACCAAAGAATCTACGGAGATATTTTACTTTGACTTTATGTGGTAATGGATTCTTTATGTTATCTCTAGAATGAGAAGAGAATAGAAGAACATCACCACCTCTACCAAGACCTTTTAACTTCTTAACTAGAAGTGCATGGCCTGTTGTAGGCGGATTAAATCTTCCAAATGTAAATGTTACTTTCTTCATCTATTTCTCACATTTCCTATTGCATCACTATATGCAAGTGTCATTGGTAACAATTCGTTGATTGGTAGATCAATCTCTAAACATGTTACATTAATTCTTGGGTCAACTAATACAGCAGATAAAAATCTGTGGTGACCATCTATAATTCTATTATCTTTTGATACAATGTAAAAATTATTCTTTGACTTTGCAAAGTCTTTAGTACCTTTGGCACCAAACTCTGATACATTTCTAATTGATTTATCAAAATATATTTGTTCTTGTATGGGTACTAGTTTACCTACTGCAACTGATTTTAGTTTGACATTTACTATATCGTCTTTCGCATCACCATCATTCTTTGCAAGACCGCCAGATACCCATTGTTTTGCCTGATCTCCTGACAATCCTTGTGGATATGGATCATCGACAACATCATTTTGTGCAAATGGTTTACTGACATCAATTGCACCTGCTTGTAATCTCTTCTGTAATAATCTAACATCTTTGTTGTTGATTACAGGCATATCTTTTCTTTTTGTAGAACCCATTTTTGCAAGTCTTTGAGCGAAGATATAATTCTTATCAAAGTCTGGTACTTCTACATCTAATTCTCTGCCATTCTTTTGCATTTCTAACTCTGCATACTTTCTGGCATTTTTGACATCTGTTTTGGTGATCTCAAGTTTACCTGCCTTGGCACCACCTGCTTCTTGTATAAAATATCTAAAAGTTTGCATACTACTATTTATCCCAATTCTTAGCAACTGTAAAGTTGTTAAGACTGAACTCCATTCTGTCTACAAGTTTTACTGCTTTACCTTCTTGGTCGATTGCAACATAACCCTCAGGATTTACAACTTTATATCCTGTACTTGTCTTGACAAAAGTACCAATTGCTTTTACTCTGTTGAGAGAATCAATGATAATCTTTTTAGCACCAATCAATTCTTTTTGAAAGTTTGTAAGTGCAATGATCAATCTTTTTAATCTTCTTAACTCTGAGATAGATTGTTCTTTGATCTCTCTTTTAATTTGTTTTGTTTTTTCCATTTTAACTTTGGCGATTACTTTTGTTTCAAAGTATTTGTCGACATGTTTAAGAAAACCTTCATAAGTTGGGTTGAACTTACCTGCTCTGATCTGAGCATTTGCATATGTTTTGTACGAAGCACCAACGGCACCTTTATCTGCAAACATTTTATTGATTTTCTGGAAGTTTCTTAGATCGTTTTTCTTTATGTTTCTAAACTCTTTACCTACATTTGTTAGATGTGTAGATAGACTTACTGCCTCTTTTGCTAACATTGATGCATTACCTTGAACATCTTTGTATGATGCATCGTCCATCCAAACATCTTTGTTGGCGCCCAAGGATGAGATATCAGCACCAAAACTGGCAGACAAATCCTCAATGGAAGTTCCAGTATAAGTAGTGTGAAATACGAT